GGGCGTCGAGGTCGGCGTGCATCGTGGCCTCCTGGTCGACGGTGTTCTAGACACCGCTGACTTCGGCCCCCCTGCCTCGAACCCCTTCTGTAGGGCCATTTTCGTGGAATCAATCATCTAGGCAGAAGGACTATTTGTTTGTGGGCGGTACTGGTTGGCGTAATTGTCGGAGTCGTTTTTGGAGCCACAATCCCCTCCGCCTATGCCGGGACAGCGACGAGTTCTCCCAACTACTATGGACCGTACGCGGGCTACACCTACTGGAATCAAGCAATAGTGACCACATACGCATCTGGTGCATACGGTGGTACCCATGTCCAGACATATCCGGGAACGCCGTCAGTACCGCCGGGGTATATGGGCGCGGTCGGAAAACTCTACAACTCAAGTGGCGTTTTGCTGCTGGAAACAGGGTATTCCTACAATTCGGTCTACGCTTCTGGCATGACAGTGTATACATCCACCTGGACTAGCCACGGCACCTTCTATAGCAGGGGCTGGAGTCGCGCCTGGGATGGCTACTCTTACCACGCTTGCCAGACCTACCAGAGCCCATACCAGACCTACTGAGGAGCAGTCACATGATTAGATCACTAGCTACTCGGAGCATCGCAATTCTTGCGGCAGTTATCGTCGGGTTGGCCATCGGTGTCGTGGGCGGTAGTATCGCTCTTGCCAAGAACCCTGATAACCAGTCCTCGTCATTGGCCGTGACCAACTATCCGAAGAACGCACAGGGCTTGACCTATGGCTCGGATTTGTATGCGAAGTCGCCGCAGGACGTACCGGATTTAGTCTTGGCCATGGCGACGAACGGCAAGGAAGGCTACGTCCTGCGCACAGATTTGGAGGAACCAATGCCCACGTCGCCACAGGAGGCGCTGGCGCAGCAGGCTGCCCGAGCTGGGAAGGACCGTGTAATTCCGGTGTACGAATTGGACGGAATCACGCAGATCGGTGTATTCATAGTCGGAGGTGGCAGGATCATCATCCAAGACGGTGAGGTGAGTCCTTCTTCTCGGAACTAGGTCTTAAAGAAATGGCCGGGCGAAATCAGACAGCCTCGTAGGTGATACTGCTCCAGGCAGAAACCGCAAGGAGGAGTACCAGCAATGACGAGAAGACCACGCCGCAACCACTCGCCGGCGTTCAAAGCCAAAGTGGCCCTGGAAGCCATCAAGGGTGAAGCCGCTCATCGCGGTCGCCGAGCGCTTCGACGTCCACCCCAACCAGATCACCAAGTGGAAGCGCCAACTTCTCGACGGTGCCCCACTCGTCTTCGGGGAGGACGAGAAGGCTAATGAGGAGGGCCCCAGCATCGCTGAGCTTCACGCCAAGATCGGCGAGCTGACCATGGAGAACGATTTTTGTCCGGTGCGCTCGGTCGCATGAGCGGCACGAGCGCAAAGCGATGATCGACAAGAGCCATCCCTTGCCGATCACGAGCCAAGCACGTCTCCTTGCGGTCTCCCGCTCGGGCGTCTACTACCAGCCGGTCGCAACCAGCGACACCGATCTGGCCCTCATGGCCGCCATGGACGAGATCCACATGGCCCTCCCGTTCTATGGGATCAGGCGCATCCGGGGTGAACTCCTTTCCCGGGGCTTTGACGTGGGACGGCAGCACGTGGCCACGCTCATGGCCGCGATGGGGATCCAAGCGCTCTGCCCTAAACGCCGCCTCTCGAAGCCGCATCCCGGCCACCGCATCTACCCGTACCTCTTGCGGGGCCGGAAGATCACCCGCGCCGGAGAGGTGTGGTGAGCGGACGTGACCTACCTACCCATGGCCCGCGGCTTCTGCTACCTGGTGGCGATCATGGACTGGGCCAGCAGGCGGGTACTTTCCTGGAGGCTGTCGAGCACCCTGGCCGCCTCGTTCTGCATCGAGGCTCTGGAAGAGGCTCTCAGGCGCTACGACCCCCCGGAGATCTTCAACACCGATCAGGGCTCCCAGTTCACCTCCGATGGCTTCACCGGCCTGCTGAGCACCCACGGCATCGCCATCAGCATGGACGGCCGGGGCCGCTGGCTGGACAACGTGTTCATCGAACGACTGTGGCGGAGCGTGAAATACGAGGAGGTGTACCTGAAGGCATATGAGAGTATCCCTGAGGCCCGCAGGGAACTGGCCGCCTACTTCGACTTCTACAACATGCGGCGCCGGCACCAAGGGCTCCAAGACCGGACCCCTGACGAGGTCTACTGGTCTACACTACGAAAGCAAGAACAGGCAGCCTGACAAGTGAGTCATCATCTAAGAACTTGACGAGGCTGTCTGATTTCGCCCGGCCATTTCTATCCCATCCGCTGCTAATGGCGTCCTTGGCGAGCAAGACACGAATCCAGGTGTCATCTTGGACTCGCTCCGGGGATACGTAGGGCACCGAGCACCAACAAGAAGGGCCAGACCTGCGGCTCAGCCCTTGTTGCAGCTTCTGCGGACGCACAGCCGGATTTGATCCTGGCAGAGGCCACAAATGGGAAGATTGGCTACCTATTGCGCGTGGATCTCGAGGGGTCGCAGCCCAAGACGCCAGAGGAGGCGCTGAGCCTACAGGCCGCCCGAGAGGGCAAGACGCTGGCGATCCCGGCATACCTTTCGGATGGGGCGACGAAGATCGGCGAGTTCGTTCTTCAGGGTACCGCGACGGCGATACCAGGAGAGTAGTACTCCCTGACGAGGATGCGAGGTGTCTCTCTGACTCTCCTCCAGCTTCACTAGCTCCTAGGGGATGGTGAAAGCCCCAGTAGCCACCACGTTCTCTGGGCTGATTGCGCTATCTGGCAGTGTCCCATTGCCTCCAGGCCCATGGGGCTTGGCGTAAACCGTGTAGGTGTAGTTCCCCGGGGACAATCCGCCTGTGTCGATGGTCCCGCCAGCAGCGCCGACGTTAGCAGAGATGAGACGGGTGCGATTGCCGTCTGGATCGGTGAGAAGCAAGGCTATGTCGGCCGAGTCGCCTGTCGATTTGATCTGGATGGTTGCGCTGTGAGTGGCTTCATCGATAGATACGTTTGTCTCAACCTGGCCTTCGCGCGGAATCGCCGAACCGCACGCGCTGAGTAGCACCATAGCGAATAGGGACAAGCAGGCTATGATGCCCAGAGAAGCGAGAGATCGCAGCTTCATATTCCCTCCAGGCGGATCCGTGAACAGTTGGCTTTCGCGCACACCGATTAAACAGATGCATGCGTGTCGCCAGATCTCGAAGTAGTCCGACGACACGCATTGGGCGGTTCAGTCACCCATGCGCTAACCCCCTCTATGCCAAATGCAGCCGTGAGTGGCAACCGGCTCGATTCAGCTACGGCCAGACAAAACCTTCTAGCACACGTCTAGTGCATCCATCCATTGTTGTTCCGGTAACCGTAGAACCAATAAGTACTAACGAGTCGGGAATCGATCTGCGTGCCCGTAAAATCTACCGTCCAAGTTCCGCCCGAGTAGCCGTAGATGATGTTACGAATCGTGTTATAGTATGTTGTTCCGCCGATCGTAGCCTTGAAGTTCTGGGTACAGGTGTATTTGTAGTAAGAACTATTAGGCGCTTTGTAGAGGGAGTTGCTGGAACTACCGTTGTAGGTCCAGTTTGGCCACCAGATTGCATTCGCCCACCAAGAGCCGCTCGAAACCCCGCTGCCAGAATAATAGGTCAGCATGGATTGCAGGTCGTTGGCCGGGTTGCTGCCAGACCCTATTACCATTTCTGCCCTGATGCTATGCCATCCGGGACCTATGTGAAGTGGCGATACTCCGGTCGAACTCCAAGCACTCATCGAGCTGTCATCTGGCGAAGAACTTGACTCCATGTTGCCCGCTGGATTCTGAGCGCTGCCAATGCCCGCGGCGGCCTTCGCAGCCTCGAAGGCCTGAGGCGTATCAAAGAACCGTACCGTCAGTATTCCACTCGCATCCTTCATCCCCAATACTGCATAGCACTCGTCGCTCAGAATGGCGCGGTAGTGCAGCAGGTCGTCGCTTGAAGTCAAGCGTTCGACGGTGCCAAGAGAGGTAGCAGCGGCCAGTTCAGACCCCACCTGAGCAAACGCTTTTCCCACATTTGCCGCCCCAAAGACCACGATGAACGCGCACAACAGCGCAAGCAAGACGTATCCACGTTTCATATGGTGCTCCTCTGGATCTCTCGAGAGCAGTTTCATGGAATCGCCCGCAGACCCGAAGCCCAGGAACAGCCCGGGTGTCCGGTTCCCTACAACGTAGGTACATGCACACGGCAGATGAAGCCCGAATTGGGCGCTACCGGTAACCTAGTTCATGCGTCAGTCCCCCTTTGCTTGGTATTGAATCTTGCCATCATCCACCCTCAACTTTTCGATGGGATCGACCAACAGCTGCTTGCCTCCCGATCCCACCGCCTCCTTCCAATCGCCCTTCTACTCGTATCATGTCCGGAATCGCGGGCTTCGTTACCGTTTGGTGGAGAAGTGCACGGGGAAAAGTCGCAAAATGCGACACATTTGTTCCTCGGACCCTTCGGCACCAAAGCGATATTCCCACCGCACAGAACGGTATCCATGCACACTAGGCACTGTTCATCGGACCTACGCCAGAGCCCTCGAAACCGTGGTGCCACTCAATGCGGGACTGCATGCGCACCCTGATTGGTGGCTCCGAAGCCCGCCGACTGGGGGCTTTCTTTCTTGCTCAGTCTGCTTCCTGGCCTTCTCCATTCCGACCACGGGCGCCCCTTGTCTCGCACGTTAACTACCATCGGTGGCATAATAGTCAGCACCACGACCCAGGAGGTACGAGGTGCAGCAGGTCGCCGAGGCGGAATCTCCGACGAACCCGACTGTCAACGCGTCGCGCGAGAAGCGCTTCGCGAACGTGGAAGACCTGCGCAAGGCTCTGGAGGAATACGCCGCTTTCCACGATGGCACCATCACCCGCAACTACGGCCCGCCCAGTCCGGCGGCGGCTGGCCCGCGAACGGGGGACGAGTTGGAGGCGAGTCAGGAACGGATCATGCGCCAGAACAAGGCGATTAACCAGGCCGTGTGTCGGCTGGCCGTCATGGCGCCACTGAGCCACCGCCTACTGCACGCCTACTACCGCCGCCCGGGCCCGTCAGGCACCCCCGCCGCCTGCCAGGAAGCTAAGGGCTGGGAGCTGGCCGCCCGCCGTTCTGGACTCGTGCGGAGCCGGAGTGACCGGCTTTCCCGAGTCACCTTCGACGTCTTCCTGGAAGAGGCCATCGGCCTCCTGTTCGTCGCGCACCGCGCCAAGCATGTCTTCAGGCCTTGACTATGCCACCAGTGTCATAGTAGGATGGCGGCACCCTGTGATGATGCCCGAGGTACGTCCGAGATCCACCTGGGTCTCCAACTAAGGTTGTAGGGCGCACTCCCTCTGATCTGGCTACGCTCTTCCTGGGCCCCTGATTGGTAGCGTTCACGCTCGGCCAGCGGGGCTCTTCGTTTCTAACATCAGTGCCGTCCTTCGGGGCGGCTTTCGTCGTTCAAGGAGGCTGCATGACCCAGATGAAGAGCATCACCAGCCTGGACGATCTGGGAGCCGACCCGGCCAACGCCAACAAGGGCACCGACAAGGGCCGTGCTCTCGTGGCGCAGAGCCTCCTCGAGTGCGGTGCCGGTCGCTCCATCCTTGCTGACAAGGACGGGACGGTCATCGCTGGTAACAAGACTCTGGAGGCGGCCCGCAAGCTGGGTCTTCCGGTTCGCGTCGTCGAGAGCACGGGTGAGGAGCTGGTGGTCGTCCGGCGAACCGACCTGGACCTGGGCACCGACGATAAGGCCCGCCGCCTGGCCTACCTGGACAATCGCGCCGGGCAGTTGGGGCTGGACTGGGACACCGAGCAGATGCTGGAGGACCTCAGGCGTGGCGTCGACCTCACCGGCATCTTCGACGACGACGAGATCAAACGGCTGCTCGATTCGGTCGCTACCGGCAACCCGACCGAGGACCCCGGGGCCGAGATGGACCGGGCCGACGAACTGCAGGAGAAGTGGGGCTGCGAGCCGGGCCAGATCTGGGAGGCCGGTGTGCACCGCATCGCCTGCGGGGACTGCTTGGATGTCGCGCTGGTAGAGCGTCTTCTCGCCGGTCAGCGGTGCCACATCTGCTGGACCGACCCGCCCTGGAATGTGGCCATGGGGGAGAGCAGTCACCCCAGCTGGAAGAAGCGCACCATCCTGAACGACAACCTGGGCGATGCGTTTCCCGCCTTTGCCTCTCAGTTCTGCCAGGTGATCGCTGATGCCGTTCTCCCCGGAGCCGCCATCTACATGGCCATGGGCGCCCAGGAGTGGCCCACCATCCACTCGGCGCTTACCGCTGTGGGCTTCCATTGGTCCTCCACCATCATCTGGGTCAAAGACCACGCGGTCCTTTCGCGCAAGGACTACCACGCCCGCTACGAACCCCTCTGGTACGGGTGGAAGGGCCGAGCCGCGCGCCTGGTGCCGCTGCTCGATCGCACCCAGAACGACGTGTGGGAGATCGACCGGCCAATCCGCTCGCCCGAACACCCGACTATGAAGCCGGTGGAACTGGTGGCCCGCTCGCTTAGGAACTCCAGCCATGCCGGTGATCTGGTGTTCGAACCGTTCCTGGGCTCGGGGACCACGGCCATCGCCGCCGAGCAGACCGGGCGCGTCTGTCTGGGAGTCGATCTGGAGCCGAAATACGCGGCGGTAACGCTTGAGCGCCTGTCCGGCATGGGACTTGCGCCCAGCCTGGTGGACGAATGAACCAGGGCCGCATCACCTTCGCTCGCTGGCGTCCCAAGTTCCTGGAGGTGCTCTCCAACTCGGCCAACGTGCGCGCGGCCTGCCAGGCCGCTGGCGTCAACCGCCGCACGGCATACCGACACCGTGAGCGCAACCCTGGTTTCGCCGCTGAGTGGGAAGAGGCCCTGCAAGAGGCGGCCGAGGTCCTGGAAGCCGTGGCCTGGCAGCGGGCCAAAGAGAAGTCCGATCTCCTCCTCATCTTCCTGCTGAAGGCACTCAAGCCCGACCAATACCGGGAGACGCAGGTCCACCAGCACACCGGCCCGCGGGGAGGACCCATCATCCATGAGCAAAGGACCGTCTCGGAGCTTGACCGCGAGATCAACCGCCTCCTGGCAGGCTTTGGACCCGAGGAAGAAGAACCGGCTCCTATGCACGCTGACCGCCTACCGCCAGGCTTCGGGGAGCCTGTTTGACTGGACCCTTGCTCGCCGCCTGATCGACGGCCACCCCTTCTCCTTCGAAGGTCATGACTACCTGCGAGGCATCTACCGCGACGAGTCCGCCCTTGTGGTCATCCGCAAGGCGGCTCAGATGGGAGCGAGCGAGTACGCGATCTCTCGAGCGCTGCACTTCGCCGTCACGCGGGGCGGGCGCGTCATCTACTTCTTCCCCTCGGATAACGACGTGGGCGAGTTCAGTCGCGACCGCTTCGCCCCGGCGGTGGCGGAGTCGGACTACCTGACCGGGCTGGTCCGCGACACCGACACCGCCGGACTCAAGCAGATCGGCCTCGGCACCATCTACTTCCGGGGCACCAACAGCCGGGTGCGTATGAAGTCGGTACCGGGCGACTTCCTGGTGTTCGACGAACTGGACGAGATGACCCCGGCCAACGTGGAGCTGGCGAGAAAGCGCCTGGGCCACTCCGAGTGGGGCTGGGAGCTGGACGTCTCTACCCCCTCCATGCCCGGCTACGGCATCGACGGCGCCTTCCTTCAGACCGATCAGCGCCACTGGCTCCTTCGCTGTCCTGGCTGCTCAAGCTGGCGCTGCCTGGAAGACGAGTTCGAACAACATCATGGCAATCCGGAGGACCCCCGGCAGGACATCTGCTTTGTCCAGGGCAAGCCGGGAGCGGAAGAGCTGGTCTGCACAAGCTGCGGGTACCAGCTGGACCCGGCCCAAGGTGCCTGGGTGGCCAAGTACCCGGGCCGTCCCCAGCGCGGGTACCACGTGAGCAAGTTTGCCTCCACTGTGCTCTCGCAGCGTGAGCGGGAGCTGGGGGCTCTGACGAAGCCGGCTGCCCTTCTTGCCGAGTGGCGCCGTACCGAGTTCCCCGGTGAGTTCTACAACTCGGAGCTGGGACTTCCCTACCTGCCGGCCGAAGGTGGACTCTCCGAACAGGACCTCTTGGAGCTGGTGGGCCCCTACGGCATGACCGCCCGGGGCAAGGGCTGCGTCATGGGCGTCGATCAGGGGAACGGCCTGCACGTGGTGGTGAAAGAGCCGCACGAGAGCGGCCTGGTCTTCACCGTGCGGGTGCATCACGAGCCGCGCACCGA